ACTCGACCCAGTTCGGGTCCAACTTGCCACCATGTGAGTTCATTACATGATGATCGAGCCGATCGTTTACCCTGCTCTTGCCGTCTTTCCTGGTCAGCGTCGCTGGTGATGATCCTTTGCTCATTGAGGCAGTTGGGGTAGGCAAATTCTCCACCACGCCGGCTAAACCGTTCCTTGGATGATTGCTCACCTTGCCTCGTTTGTTCCCATCCGAAGCTTTGGGTGTTGGGAACTTTGCAACTTGGTCGTTTAAGTTTCTTGAACGATGCGGGTTGTCCCATCGTTGGGATTGACCACTCCGAAAATCCCTTGCTAGTGGTGTTGCCCACAATCCAGATTCGGTCACGGATATGGGGCGCTCCAAAGTTAGATGCTGAAAAACGTGCCCATTGCGCGTCATACCCCATTTTGGCAAGGTCACTGATGACTCGTGTAAGTCCTCTGGAAACAAGCATTGGTGAGTTTTCCACGAACACGTATCTAGGTCGTACTTCACCAATAATTCGTGCCATTTCTGACCAAAGCCCAGAACGTTCACCTTCGATTCCAGCACCTTTCCCCGCGGATGAGATGTCTTGGCACGGAAAGCCGCCAGATATAACGTCAACAATTCCTTGCCATGGTTTTCCGTCAAAAGTTGTAATGTCAGACCAAATTGGGAAAGCTTCGAGAATTCCATCATTCTGTCGTTGCGCCAGAACTTGTGCGGCGTAGGCATCACGTTCAACTGCGCACACTGTTCGCCATCCCAAGAGATAAGATGCGAGTACTCCGCCACCAGCGCCTGCGAAAAGAGCCAACTCATTCATTTGGTCTCCTGAACATTTAACTGAATGTATGTACTACCCAAGAAGCGAATACGCCCAGCACGACCAAGGCTTCTAATAATTTCCTCAGCATGGTTATATGTAATACGATGTTGACGGACTAAAGTTTCTTTAAAGTCATCTCTCTTTACGGCGGCATTTTTCTTGTCAGCTTTAACTCGCTCTAGGTTCTCTTCACACTTTTTGATTAATGCTTTAAGTGTGTGGAGAGCCGGCTCAAACCAGCTCTGGATTATTTGCTGTTGATTTGATAAATTAGTTTTATTCATTTGATTCATCTCGACTGAATGCCTATAAACCACTCCTGTTCGCGCAGGTAGTGGTTTTTTATTTGAATAAAATCCGCATGTATTCAGGTGAAGTGAATGCATGTGCTAAATAAACTCGCGTTGCTTCTGCAATTTCAGGTGAGCAATACACATCACTTTCTTGCACAACCTTCAAACCAATGGTTGTCAACAAAAAGCTAATAAACTCAATCTCAGTCCATCCATTTGATTTCTTTTCTGTTTTCATCCGTGAAAGGATGCTCGCATCGACATTTATCATTTCTGCTACTTGTCTTTGGTTGCTAGCGTTAAGTGCTTGCAATATGAGCGATTCGTTATTGCTAGCGCTTGCAGGCAATTCATTTAATACTTTGCTCATGGTTTAGTTCCTAAGCGGTTAATTGTTTTGAACAATATTCCTTCCATAAATTTTCTAGTTTTCTTCCTAGATCATATGAAAGGCGTTTTCCACATAACCCGCGCTCTAAATCACTAACGTAATTCTGTGAGCACCCGATTTCTGCGGCTATAAATGTCTGAGTAAGACCCTTTTCCCTTAACTCAGAGATCATCTTCTGCCATTGATTCATGGGCGGTCTCCGATAATTTTTATTAAATATATAGGTTTTCCGATATTTATACAATAGCCAAACCGATTGTATTTTGTATCAGAATTCCGATAGCAGTACTTAAGGAAAATACTCATGCCAACTTTGGGTGAAAATTTAAAAAATATTCGTAAAGCGAAGAAAATGACCCAAAAGCAGTTAGCTCAAAAGTCTGGGGTAAAGCAGTCTGTAATTTCAGATTTAGAAACCGGCAATGCAAAGTCAACTGGTTCTATTCTTGAACTGGCTAATGCCCTTGGGGTTACTGCCGAAGAACTAAAAAAAGGCGCATTTGATGAGGTTTCTCTAACAAACGTTATTCCTGTATCCCCTCGTATGGCCCCTGTCTTGTCATGGGTTCAAGCAGGCACGATGACGAATGTTGAAGCTGTTGATATGTCTCAGGTTGAAGAGTGGCTGCCGCTTACAGATGGAGACTGTGAGAAGTGTTTTTATCTTAAGGTTCAAGGGCTGAGTAATTACCCAGACTTTCATGAAGGTGATTACATCCTTGTAGACCCTACCCTGCCTTTTAGTGATATGAACTCGGGCGATATCGTTGTTGATAGAAAATTCGATGATGCGACTTTTAAGCGGTTGGTGATTGAACCAGATGGCACTAAATACCTGCAAGCAATCAACCCTGAATTTAAACCAAACATCATTCCACTTGATGAAAATTGCGAGTTTGTTGGTGAGGTGGTGGACTGTATTCGCTATGTTTATCGAGCTAAGAAAAAGCTACGCAAGAATTAAGAATAAAAGCCGCTATATGCGGCTTGGGTATTGGAGTTGGGGTATGGAGTTTAGCGATTATATTGTTTATGTTGATGAAAGTGGGGACCATACCGTAAATGGGTACAATGCAAAGTACCCTGTATTTGTTCTGGCCTTTTGTATTTTTCATAAAAGATATTACACAGAAACTGTAATCAAGAAATTGGAGCAGCTTAAATTTAAGCATTTTGGTCACGACATTATTGTGATGCATGAAAGAGATATTCTTAAAGGTACGGGAGATTTTAAGAATTATTCATCCAAAGACCAAAAAGAAGCGCTATTAAGTGACCTCACCGAATTAATGCAAGAAACAGATTTTATTTTAATCTCATGTGTTGTTAGAAAAGATATTTTAATTCAAAGATATGCAACTCCTAAAAATCCATATTTTATTGCTTTAGAGTTCGGCTTAGAGCGCATTTATAAGTTCTTAGTAGAGAAAAATCAGCAGGATAAGAAAACGTTCATCGTATTTGAACAACGCGGATTACAGGAAGATAGGGATTTAGAACTTGAATTTAGGAGGGTTTGTGATGGAAATAATTACGAAAAAATTTGCCTACCATTTGAAATCAAAATGGCTTCAAAAAAAGTAAATTCATCAGGACTGCAAATTGCTGATTTGGTTGCACGGCCTATAGGTAATCATATCCTAAAGCCAGAACAGGTTAATAGAGCATTTGATGTATTGAAGTATAAATTTTATAGTGCGAATGGCCGTAAGGGAGTTGGAACTGGATATCACGGTTATGGGTTAAAAGTATTTCCTAAATAACAAATAAACAAAAGGCCCTAACATAACGCTAGAGCCTTTCGCCGACTGGGAATCCCCGGTCCATATATAGATTATAAAACATTAATAAAAGTTAATCAAATGCCGCATACCCGAGCGGCTCTTGGATCGGGTGGAGAAAATGATGCTACTTGATAGGCAGCTACAATTAGAACTCATGAGCAAAATGGCAGAAGTCTATCCATCCTCATATGATTTTTCAGACCAGATAAAAAATTCAAATGAAGATCAACTTAAGAGAAGTTATACCAATCTGTATTACCTGCAATCTCACGAATTGCTTGAGCCTAAAAGTATTCACTTACGCTTTGAGCTGGGTGGATCAGGAAGCCGCTTATTTACCCTGGGACTCCCTCGACTAACTGAGAAGGGAGCAGATTTTATGGCGAATGATGGAGGTTTATCCGCCATATTGGGTGTTGTCACGGTTAAGTTTGAGGCCGACCAGCTCAGAATGATTTTGCAATCAAAAATTATGGCAACAGTCTTACCGCCTGCTGATAAGCACAAATTGATTGATGGGCTTCGATCGCTTTCTTCCGAGAGTATAAAACACCTGACAACGAAAATTGTGGATTTGGGTTGGGATAATCTAGGGACACTAATTCGGATAATTCAAAGCAGCCTGCCTTAGAGATTTGTTTAAACTTCAGAAAACCAATAGGTTTTGTGTAGTCACCCACTGGTACATAAAACTCATCACCATCAAATGGAAAATTTTCAAAGTAAATTTGAGTTGAGTTTTGGAAAAGTCTGTTTTCAATAATTACTATATTTTCTAATTTCATAAACCTACCTATCGTGACCCGACACGATTCTTTAAAGCATATCGGGTGGAGTATTTCACGTGAGTAAAATTGTAAATATTAATTCTGAACTAATTAATTTCTATATTGTCTTAAACGATCATGCTCTTGAAATTGATCTTAAAAACAGTGATAGGATCTGCTATACAATGATGGATAGGGATACGATAAATAAATTCATATCATCAACAGACAAAGACCAATTTTATCTTGATAACATTAAGTCAAATAGAAACTTCCGCTCAGAAATTACACTTAAGAAGCACGCTTAGGAGTTGGGGGGTGACCCGCCAGTTTTTCTAACTTTTCAATGGCATCTGAAAAGAACTCGCGTCTCCACTCTAAATCTAATTCACCAGCATATAGCGCTTCTAGCACAATCAGCTTTAGCTCGCCTTCTAAAATTATTGGAGATTCATCCCAAATATCTAGGCGTGCACAACAACTGTTTCTTTTATTCTTAGCGACCATAACAAACTCCATCCAACCCACCCCGTGTGGATTTTCTTTTGTCTATTAAAGCATAGTTAAAAATAAAAATATCGGTTTTTCTATATTTCCATCGGATTTCCTATTGACTAATAATATCGGAAATGCGATATTAATTCCACCAAGACAACAAAAAAGCACACCGACTCTTCTACCTTCCGATGTGCTTTTGCAAAACTGCGAGATTAATTATGAACGTAAAAGCTACCCCTTTCAACTCATTTGCATTTGTCAGCATGGCTGCTATTGCAATCTCTGGTGGTTCTTTAGTTGCTTGCCAATTGCAACCAGCTTTCCAAACAAAAGAAGCACCTACTCTTTTTACACCTAAAACTCAACCAAGTACTTACGGTGTGTTAACCGCGAAAATCACAAGTAAACATTCTGGCGTTGCTGTCATCAAATTAGATAGCTTCCGTTTAAACGTTAGCTTTGATTTTGAAGCTCATCCAGACAGCTACGGCGTTCCGGGTTCTGAATTCACCGCTGTTGATATTACCCAACTCACAGTAAATGAAATCACTGATGTTAATGGTAAGTCATATAACGATTTCACCGAATTTGAAGACATCCGAAACATCAATGGCCTTCTAAAAGGCTTCATCGAACGTAACAAGTTGGTGGAGGCTGAACATGTCTAATTTCAAAAAGCACCCTGACGGCTACAAGTCTTATTTGGGCCGTGATGATAAAGGTCTTTATTCCGTACGTATTAAGTGGGCTATCTATGCTGCAAACGCTAACGGCTCAGTACTTTACGAAATTAAAGATGGCGTTAAAAAGCCACTTAATGTTGAGCAATTTAAAGCTAAGGAACCAAAGATTTTCGCTTCTCTTATGCAAGTAATCGACTTCCAACGCAGAAAGCAGCTCGCTATAAAACTGCGTGAAACAAACATTCCTACTTATGACCGCAAAGCTTATAAAACTAAGCGCGGCTTCACTGGCTCAAGATAAGGATAATAAAATGGCTCTACCGATTATTACTGCTGACCAAACTTTATTGGTTCAAGCAATTATTGTGTACCTATACGCTGATCCGGGTTTAGGTAAATCATCGATGGGCTTTACTGCGGAAAAAGCAATTTCTTTTGACTTTGACCGTGGTGCTCACCGTACTGGTGAATTACGTCGTGGTGCAGTTGTACAGGTTCAACAATGGAGTGATGTTGCAAACCTTACTCCGCAGGACTTAGCACCATATAAAACTGTTGTCATTGATACCGTGGGTGCAATGCTTGAATGCATTAAAACCCATCTATTGCTAACTGCTAATAACCGTCAAAAAGATGGCTCTTTAAAGTTAAAGGCTCAAGGTTTAGCGAACCAAACGTTCAAGCAATACATCAATACTTTGATCAGTTTAGGTAAAGATGTTGTTTTCATTGCACACGCATCAGAAGATCAAAACGGTGATCAAATTATTTACCGCCCAGATCTAGGTGGTAAAAACCGTAACGAGCTTTACCGTATCGCAGATGTCATGGGTTATCTAACAACTGTTACTACTGGTGAAGGTAAAAATGCCCGCGTTATTAATTTCAAACCCTCACCTACACATCATGCGAAAAACTCAGGTGCTTTAGGTGGTGAAACTGGTGAAGTGTGGGTACCAGATCTTAAAGCACATCCCACTTTCTTGGCTGACCTGATTACTCAAGCTAAAGACCACATTAACACCTTAACGCCTGCACAACTTGCAGCAGCTAAAGCCCAAGAAGAGCTAGAAAACTGGAAACAAAGCTGTGAAGAAGCAGAGCATGCAGGTGACCTTAATCAATTAACTGAGTCGCTTGATAAAGAACATATGTATTACCAGAACATGCGCCAAGCAATGTTAATGAGGGCTAAAGCATTGAATTGCACGTTTGATAAACAACGTGGCACTTGGATTAGTCCACCAGAATTTAACGGTATCTCAGATCAACAAAGAGATGAACTTCAAAACTTTATTGCTGAACGTGGCCTCGATGTAAAAACAGTTTGTGAGCACTTCGGCATAGATGCTCTTATCCAAATTGAAGCGGCAAAACTTCAAGCAGTTAAACAAGAAATTGAAATATTGTCTAAAACAGGGATTAGAGCATGAAAAGTTTTTTACTGGAGGAACCATTCTAATGTCGAAACAAACTACTCCAGAGTTTCTTTTCGAGCCAAAGCTGCTACCAATGCAGCTTTTCGAGAAGTTCATTGTGTTCAACGTAAATGCGGGATATCGCGGTAAAGGTACACCACACGGCGTGAACCTTATTAAAGGTAACAAGCCTACCCTTTCCTTAACCGATAAAGGTGTGATGAACAAAGCGGCTCAAGAGCGTTACAAACTAATGCTTTTGAAGTATTTCAAAGAAGGTCGCTCTGCAATGGATGAGCTTGATCATGAAGTTAAGCGTATATATCAGAT